CATCCTGCGAGTTTGATGGGATACCCTTTGACTTTACCGTGACGTGGTTTGTTGATCCTCCGAGGTGTTCGGGTCTGTCCATAACGTACCCATCGTACCCCCTGGATTCAAAGTATCTAACGATTCCGTACTTGTTGTTTTCTATAAGTAGTGGGAAGCCAAAGAATACAGCTGCCATCAGCACATCTTCGTAGAAGATTCTAGCTAGAGGTGGACGTGATGCGTACTCAGCAACGAACATATTGCTTGGGTACTTCATATTAAACTTCAGGTACATATGGCAGGCACCTTTAGATGAACGGCCATCTACAGTAGCGTCTAGGTCATAGGAGTCAACTCCCCCACATCCATACATATGGTTAGGGGCCACACGCTTACCGTTCTCGATCTTCATAATACTCCTGTCGTCAGGATCTGGCATCCAAGTAATATACCACCTGCCGTCAGGGTCTGGCTTAAACTGTACCTTAGTATCCTGAACTCCATTCTCCCAGAAGAAGTTACCACGCACCACAGGGTCAGGGTATAGCTCATCGTTGTACTGAATCTGTTCGTATATCTTCCCGATGTTGAACAGACTTGACTTTGTTGAGTCCCTGAACGCCTCGTCTTCTGTAAATGGAAACTGGCGGATGACTTCATTCAGCTCATAGCTGTCGTTTGTCAGGGCCTTTCTCTCATTACGCAAGAAGGTCTTGGCTCCGATCTTGATGATGTCTCCATCCATCCCGATGATGGTCTCTTTAGGGTCCTCTACAATAGGATTGCCATACTTGTCGAAGAAACCTTCAAGTGCCTCGTATGCGGGGATGAATACCTTATAGAGTCCAGATTTGGTCCTATCGTTATCGTTTCTATCTTTGGGGTCCGAGTTGTAGTACAGATCTCTGTACTGACGACCTCCCTGGTCCAGTGGATTTACTGTAGACCCGACAAGAGCCTTTCCAATAATCTTGCGGCCAATAAGGAGGCAGGTCCTATGTATTCTCCAAGACTCACGTATGTCGCTGGGCTTGAGCCACTTACCAGCCTCATCGAAGAATAATAGATGTGTCTTAGAGCCGTCATATGCGTTGTTGGTTGTATTCTTCCAGTTGATTATAGTGTCGAGTGCCTCTCCACGCTGAGAGGTCTTGTTTGTCTTGGTGATGCGTTTCGCTGGCTCACGGAATGCCAACTCCACACGTGGATTTGTGGTACCATCTTGTATGGGTTTGAAGAAGAATGGATAGGACCTAAAGATAGGAACTACTTTCGACATAAATACAGCCTCCTGTGCGTCCGTACCAGTCTTGGACATAACTCCAAGTAGCTTCTCTTTTACCTGAGTTGCTTCGTCTGTGATGATCGAGCTGCACATATTTGTGTAGCCGGAACGCCTGCATTTCACGTAAATCTGTCCCATACACCTGGGATCAACCTCGCAGGCCATCTGATGCAAGAACAGCCTACGCTGGAACTCAAGATAAGACGGGTAGCCGATGTCTATCCTTGACCACTGCAGAAACATATAGTGGTGTCCTGTGATGTAGGTAGGTTCTCCGTTGTTCATAAACCACACCCCATTCCTTCTGCGATCAAACTCCTTATCAATAATAGGAGAGTAGCGCAGTTGAAACTCACGAGGTGTCTCGTACCACTCGTCCATAGACTTGATGGAAAGAAGGTCCTTGGGTAGTTCTACACGCCTCCACATTTGGTCAGCCTTCTTCATATCGCTGAACAAGATGTCTTTCTTGTCCGGTTGCCTTGGAATCTGTATGGTTAGGTCGAACAGCTCTATGATATCCCCGGAAGTATTGTCGGGACATATGTTTATTATCGTCTCCTTGTCTACGACCTTTAGTCCAGCCATTATCCTTTTATTTTGCGCTCAGCAAAGCCGGCTTTAAAGTCTCTCTCCTCGGATACCTCATCATTGTCTTCAAGTGAGCGAATAAGCTCTTCAAGTCGCTGTCTCTCCTGAATCAGTTCACGTGCGTCAATAACAGACTGCTTGATGGCGCTAAGCTCTGCCTTTCTAGGTGAACCTGTAAGTTCTGGGTCTACAGGCTTACGGATCTCATCGATTAGCCCATTGATTGCCTGCTCCATAGAAGACAACAGCCTACGTGCCGCATCTACCGTGGTGAAGTTACTTGATGGCGCTTTCATCTGTGACAAACATCAGGTGATTAAACATCATACGCCACACCTTCTTTCCGTCTACATCCATAGAGTAGTCAGCGTTCTTCTCGAAGCGCACGATGTCTCCCTTGTACACTCCGTTCTCGTTTAGGAATGGGGAGTCTGACCACACTCGACCAAACTCATTTACTACCTCTTCTGTCTGGATGATTTCAATGATGTCACTCTTAGTCTTGCTAGGCTGTTCTACTGGCTCTACAAATACCCAGTCTGTCATCATATGGATGGTTCCTGTGTCTTTCTTCTTGTAGGCGTAGCACTGCGTCCCAAATCCACCTTCAGGGTTGTACACTACCTTGTACAAGTGCTTCTCTCTGTCGATGCACTGCGCTCCATTGTAGTCCATCACGTGGTGGTGGATGAACAGCATATCCCCAACCTCGGCACCAGTCTGATACTTTAGTGGCACTGCTACGATTTCAGCGTAGTTAATGCGGTGCTCAAACTCGTTGAACTTGGTCTCCAGGTAGATTTCCTGCCCACCGATTGTTGTTGTGTCTTTTACACGTTTAGGTAAATAGACGATAAAGTCATATAGTGGTTTCATTCCAGTAAGTAAATTAAATTGTGTTTTCTTAGAAGTTGCAGTCGAACTCGACCACTACAGGCATACCCTCGATACGCTTCCAGATCATCTGAGCACCATCCTCGTCTTGGATGTAGATGGCGTATCTGCGTTCGTTGTGCATATGCAGGTACTTGTCGTCGAGTACAATTGCGGACACGGTATGTGCCCCAGCTTTCTGGCCGATATAGTAGGCCATCGCCTTCATCGGGTCTGGCCCGATGACGATCTTTCTAATGATTTCCATAACGTTGTTTTTAATTAATGTCTAACTTGTCGATGTCAGTAAAGTCAATCCTGCTGTCTTCGCTTGACTCAACAGCGTCTACAACTAGGTCAAGCATATCTGCGATTACCTCTACGTTGTTATTTGACAGCTCGATATAGGCTTGTCCCTTATCGGAACCTGTCTTCTGGTAGGATACAACTACGAGCATCTCTACCTCATCGCCCATACCTGATTCTTCAATTCTGTTCTTCAGTTCCTGGTTCTGCTCGTTTACAAACATAAACAGATCCGTGTAGTCTTTAAATTTCATATTTATGTATTAAGCGTATGATGCAATTAGCTTAACGTCTGCTCTAAATTGTGCTGTCTCTCCAGATGTATTGTTGATGGTAAAATTGACTATACCAGCTCCATTTGAATACCATCTAAATGAAAAACCACCACCGCCTGCTGGCTGGTTCCAACCAGCACCTTGAGAGTAGTAAATTTCTTCTGCACCAGGAACAGCTGTAAAGCCTACGCTGTCAAAGAATGTGGAAAATCTTCCAATTCTAAACTTTGAATTTGAATCGTTATACAGTACATACTCGATAATTGCGCCCTTATAGAAACCAGATGCGTTGTCGATGGTGATCATTGTCTGAATACCACCTCCAGTTGCAGATCCAAATGAAAGGGCTAGGTTCTGTACCTCTGCCTCTCCGCTAAAGTTCTGCGAACCTGATGTCTTGTAGATAGTTGCAGAGTAGGATGAGGACTCTTTTACGGCACTTGTGATACCGGAGAATCTTACGGTACGAGCTCCTGCGTTTCCACTCAGTGAGAAGTCTGTACTTCCTCCAAATACTCCAGCGTTATTAAACTGGATGTTGCCCTGAGCTCCACCGGGAGGAGTTGAAACCTCATCTGCGATGTGGGCTGTAAGGTCTGCGATAGTAGTGTATCCAAACTCAGCAGTTGAATCTGTATACAAACCGATATATGGGTTAGTAGTCAAGTCCAGCATACCACCAGACCAGTTATTCATAGCCTCTAGAGAGAATGTGCCTGTAAGTGAATCGTACAAGATAGGCGTTACTGCAGTGAATACGGGATCATCAGAGAAGTACTGGCGTAGTGTCTCGATAGATATCCCCTTGTATTGCGTGGCAGAGGTATCGTAGATAAGAAGGCCGTCGTTCTGGCTGATCTCGTCAAAGGCTAGCTGCGACAGAACACCAGTAGACAGCAAACTTACTACGTTAGCTGTGTAGTTGATTGGAGATGCTGCGCTGAAGATGGCGTTGGAAGAAAATGCGTTAGCTCCAAGCTCTCTGGTGACGAGTTTATTGGTACCATCGATAAAGATTCCAGTAAGCTCTGCGTTGTCTACAGATGGGGCTGTGGTAAAATACTGGTCACCATTCACCTCGATGGAGGTTGTGCCAAGCTTTAGTGCGGAGTCGTTTCCAAGTCCGTCCTCGATTGTCTGCCTGGTAGATGACAGGGTAGATGTCTCTGTCTTCAACAGCTTCGTGTAGCCGTCTTTTACCCTTACTGAAGTTAAGCTCGCCATTATCTCGTATTTTTGTACAAATATATGAAATTAAGTATGAAGCGTTTTCGTAAACACCCTTCCAAGAAGTTCCGAGAGTTCTCTAAAGCAGACCCTGAGAAGATTGGAGTGAGCTACTGCAGTAACCTTGCATCGGCTGTTGGTGACTACCGTGATGATCGAAAGCTGTCCTTTGCTCACATAGCCTTTATGTTGTGGGCGTATGAGTACGAGTTCTTTACCATCCCCTACGCATCTAAGCGTTCTGGTTTCTCTGAGAGCTACATACGTGGTAAGGTCCTTCCTACCATACGTGCATACGGACTTATAGACATTATGTACAGCAGGAGAAAGGAGGGCATCACTATGGAGCAGCTGGCTATGCGTAACATCGAAAAAGAAGTGTACAGCAATCGGTACTCCTTGACTCAGAAGGGTAAGTTACACGTGCAGGACTTCTACAAGAAACTGGAGGGCAAGTCCGCCATCAAGAGAAAGAAGTACTGGCTGATAGGTGGGCAGATTGTAGACCCACAGAGATAGCCTACTTCTTACTCCGGTTCCTCTTCGCAGATATAAACTTAGCCTCATCGTGGTCGTAGTCTAAACCATCACCATTGCCGTAGGTACCTGCCTTTCTATTCATCTTATTCAGGAACGCTCTGTACTTCTTACGCTCCTCTGACTTGTTATACTCACGCTGGTACTCTCTGCGCTTCTCCGCAGCTTCTGGGTTCTCCTTGTAGTACTTGGAGGTCTTACTTACTTTCATTTTTAATTTTCTTTTCAGCTTCTAACATAGCCTTAGTAGGCTTCTTTCCAGAGCCCTTGTTAGCACGGATATTATCCCACAGCCCTCTCTTTGAGTAGGTGCCGTCTGCTCTTTTGATTAGTTTCATTGGTGCTTCTCTTTAATCCTGAACGATGCCTCTAGGCTAGCTCCATCGTGGGGGACGAACTTACCCTCGTGCTTCATCAGAAAGTGACGGCCCTTCTCGGACATCCAGTGGTATCCCTCTGGTGCCGTTACCATTATCTTGTTATTCTTCTTGGTGATTTTCATTCCTCATCGGAGTAGTAGCAGGCTTTGATCT